CACTGCCATAATCTCGCAGCAACACCCGCGTATTTTTGGGCGTCGTCAAAATATCAATAACAGACTGCTTGAGATGAGCATCTCCCGACAGCCTTTTACCTGTTTTAATATTTACGCCATGCATAAAAACCTCATAAAAAAACCCGCAGAAGCGGGTTAGATTTGTGAACAAACATTAATGAAAGGAAGTGGATAATTAGGGATTCGTTGGCTTAGCCGAGCTTTTTTTATCTGTCTTTGGCTTATGGGTAATATCAACAACAAGTTTGAGCGCTACGGACAATCCACTTTTATTTAACGTATAAGCCAAAGATTCAATCTGCCAGGCTCGATCTTCTCTTTCACCAAATCCGACGGTATTTACCCGAGATTCGGCAGTCAGCGGAATATGCTTTGGCCGGCATGGCATCGTCAGATTCATATCACGCTCGATACGTGCAGCGGTGGTAGATTTAGATTTTACCTGATGTTCAGCCTGGCTTTTGGTTGGCAAAATATAAGGGCTAGTGACGTTAGGCCCGTCATGGTCTATTTCGCAAGTTTTAATACGCCCATCAAAGCCATTGAAATAATTAACCTTAATCTTACCTTTAGCTTTTTGGCCACCCGTTGCAGGTTTACCAACAGAAGCCCCACGTTGCCCCTCATTATATGTCCAAGTAGACACTTCGGAGAGAGCTACCTGTACATTGGGTAATGCTTTACCACTAGCCGTCATGGAGGCACCTTTTTCAAGAAAGAGCCAATAACCGCCGCAGGGTTTACTTACTGCGTTATACGCGCGAGCTAGACGGCTCATCAGATTGCCATCAGATTCAGCTACCTGATCAAGATGCGTAATCATAATGTCAGCAAATTGTGGGGCGACCTTGGGTTTCAGCCCATTATCTTCTGCTACGGTTTTAACCAGATCGCCAAGCTTAATATTGTCCCAACTGCGTGTTTTCTGACTTTGTACGTTGCCTTTCTGCTTCTGCGCATTCATCGGTGCCGCAGTAGCATTGATAACAATCTTGCGAGGTGGCCCATTGCTTGAAACTTTATTAACGACAAATACCCCCTTATCCAAGATATTGCCGTTAAAACCCAGCCCTATATTTAAACGGGCACCTTTACTCGGCAATTTTAGGGTTTCCGATAGCAGTGTGATTTGTAATTCATCTGCCTTGGCGGTTTCACCTCCATGGTCGGTCAGAATTAATTCCACCAAATTTTGCTGCAATGCTTCGGTAATATCTTTCCCTTCAGCACAGACTCTAAACTCTGGCCGATATTCGGCCAACACGTGTTGTTGTTCCATAGCCTAGTCCCATAATTGCAGCGGGGAATCAACAGTAGGCGGCGTGAACTCTGGCAGAATAATGGTTAGTCCAGAATCGTAAACCGCACCTCTGTCTGCCAATCCCCGGTTTGCTTCTAGTACGGCAACCACGGCTGCCGCCGTATTTTCGACGCCGTATTGCGCCGCACAGATGGCATCCAAGATATCGCCATCACGGGTGAGATATGTCATCAGCATAATGTTTTATCGTCATTGTGTAGGATCGTTTACGTGCGCCGCCGCCGGGAAGAAACGAGGAGGTGGTATCAGAGAAATCAGTGATAACCCACCAACCCAATACGTCACCCGCTCCACTCACTAATTGTTGTGGCACGGCTTTATCAGCAAGATCATAAAGCGCATCAATTGATGCTACGCCGTTTCGGAAAAAGGCATGTGTGTCACCGCTGAATTTGACGGTACGAGCACTTTTGCCGGTATATTGCAGTAAGTTTTGTTTGCCAATACGTTCTTGATCGCTCCAGCGCCAAGACGCGTCGCGAGATAATGAGTTATAGGTTGCCGTATCGACTGAAAACTCGAAGTCACCTAACATCATCATGACCCTCAACGGCTCGCTTTCACGCTCCAACTCAGCCTCAGCAGCAGCTTTATCTTCAGTCCATGCATATAAAGAGTTCAGTATGCCCATCAGTAGGCTCCTGCGAGATCATACATGGCGTTATTGCCGCTAATGCCATTAAAGATATCGAGATCATTTACTCTGGCTACGATATTATTAGCAATATCAATCTCACTCTGCCCTGCGGCCGCATTGACATGAATATCAACGTATTTATTACTTTGGTCGTTGATAGTAGGTGCTAAGCCCATTCTATTCGCGCTAGATATCCCCTTAGCTAAATAAGGCCATGCTGTAGGCTGAGAACTACCATCCTCATTCAATGTATTGTACTTGCTATCTTCCATTGATTTATTCCAACTTAAATAAGTCGGAAGGCTATCTCTATCCACCTTTGTTAAAATTTTTTCAATAACTTTATTTTGAAATTCTTTACTTATTCCATCCGTATATTCTGCAGAATCAATCGAACCTCTCCATTCTTTTTTTATCTTATCAACCACTCCAGGCTGGTCTATTGTATCCGTGAACCACTGACCATATCCTTGTCTCTCAGCCATCAGCCTAGCATTAGGCACACTATTACCGTATGCTATATATTCTATTATTTTCTTTTTATCTGATTTTTCATCAGGTAATAACCAAGATAGTTTCTGAGCTACTGCAAATGCAATTTTACCGACATAAACCACGCCTTCACCAAAAGCCATAACAGCAGGAAATACCTTTTCGCGTAGCGTGTTTAAAATCGTTTTCAACCCGCCATTGCGGAACCAATCTGCCAGATCTCCAGCAACCTGTTTAATGCGAGGAGCAAGTTCCCCTCCTAGTACACCGGAAATCTCTTGCGCAGCAGAGAGCAATACAGTCTGTAAATTATTAAATGCAACATTTCCACGTATTGCTCCATCAGCACCTTCCTGTGACACAAGACTATAACGCTTTTGTTCACTAACAAGATCGCTGAAACTTCTACCTGATGACCTAATGAACATTAAGAGGTTACTCGCATCAGCTCCAAATAAAGAGCTTAGTGCCGAGGAAGCTTTGGACTCATCTTTTATAGATAAGGCTCGATCGATGATTTTATTGAAACGCTCAGTACTGCTCATCCCTGAAAAATCCGCATCTTTGAGGCCAAGGGTACTTAATGAATCCTTTAATTCAACTTGAGTACCTGTGCGTTTAAACTCCCCCTCTTTACGTACATACTCTGCAAAGAGATTACCAATCCCTTCACCACTTGAGCCAAATTGCTTGCCAAGTATATCCCAAGCATTAAAGTCTTCTATTTTCACACCATAGCTGCGAGCCTTTCCAGCTACTGCAGCAGTTTCACTATTAAATCTAATTGGAGCAGTGAGTACTTTTGTAAAACTATTTACATGGTCAAATAATCTGGATGCTGTATCGAGTCCTTCAGATGTACTGACTATTCTTTTGATAAAGGATTTTTTATCTTTCTTATCGTTTACTTCGCCACTATTTAAACCTCCTTTTTGTATGTTTTTATTAAGAGTCAATTGGGAAGTGTTCACCTTCCTTATTTGACTTGCTAAGTCTTCATATCTTCCTTTCAAGATCGAGACACTTTTAGATGCTAGGTCTAGTTTTTTAGAAAAAATATTAGTTTGAGCATTAAGCTCTCTCATATTTTGTGATAATTGGCTACTAAAAGTAGCCATTGACTTAAAAGCATTACCTATTTCGCTCATGGTTAATGATCTCCACTTCCTTTATCAAAAACGAATGAAACGTACTAAAAGGCAGATTCAGGTAATCCGCCATGGAAAAAGAGAGCCGTCGACCAAGCAACATCAAACCTTGCTGGATTTCGTCTTCGGACGCTTTTTGGGCGGCAGCATAAAAACTTGGAAAGCATCCGTCAGTTGCAAATAATCGGCAGTGGTTAGCATGATCATATCTGACTCATTGATATTGCATAACTCAGCCAGCATCTTGGCCTCTTTCTCTTCATCAGTACCGCGCGCTTTAGAGAACGCAATACGGTCTCTTACCAAAGGTTCTCGCATGGTGACTTCTTCCAGCAGGCTGCCGTCAGCCAATTGCAATGGGGAATAAAGCGCGATAGTGGTGGTACTTCCAGGATAAGACATCATAAAACTCCATAAAAAAACGGCCCGCAGGCCGTTGATTAATTAACTAAAAATTAAAGGCGAACTTTTGCTGACAGGCCGCCGAGTTGGTCGATGCCGTTAATACGGCGAATACAACGCTCAGTGTCAATCTCAAACAAGTCTTTACCTTCTACGCTACGTTTGTAGTAACGGACCGCAATCTCAACCGTCACCGCGCTTTCAGAGAGGTTTTTATTCCCACGTGCGTCGGTGGTAATTTTTGAGACAAAACCTTCAATCTCGTCAATCGCGCCCAGCGCAGTGCCGTTGCTCAGATAGCCTTCATAGGCCATAAAACGTGGGCTGGTGCCATGTACAAAACCGAAGTTACTCAACACGTCAAGATCAATACCGTAGAATTTGATCTTGCAGGTTAAGGCTTCCATCCCATCATCGACCGGCGTTGGCGCATCTTGTGCACCAGTACGCAAATCGACTTTAGTGATCGATAATTCTGGCGGCGTATATTCATGCGCACCCTGTACGCGAAAACCGTTGGCGAAAAATGTCCAGGCCCGTAATTTGCTTAATCCACTCATGATGCGCTCATCTCCTCAACTGCGTAGTTATTATTGACACGAACACGCAAGGTAATGCGCTCCGTTGGTGATTTCGGCCCGAAATCGTAATTGATGTACAACACGCCTGAAGCCATGGATTCAGCGGTATTTAGCTCTTCATCCAACCAAGCATTACCGCCAAAAATAGCGCCCAATCCCACCAATTGGCGGATATAGGCATTAATGGTGCCGATAACATCATCAGCGTTTTGTTTATCCAGAGGACGGTCAACATACTGCAGTACCGTTTCTTGAATACTGTCTTCAATCACGTCTGCGGTGCGGCGAACCGACTCAAAACGCCATTGCGGATCGGAGCTGCACAACCGGTTACCCCAGTGCTTAAAGCCATCACGACGCACAATAGTGCTAACATTCTCCATATTCAGCAGATTAGCCTGACAGGTTGCATCGCCAAGAATGAACTCATCAACCTGTTCTACGCCGAGAATATTTTCGATGTTTTGATTGGATTTACTCCACCACCAGCCCTTCTCCACATCAATACGTGCACGTAAACCCGCAGCGCGGCCTGAATAAGGTCGGTATACAATTTCACCCTGACTATTGGCAACCGAGACTCGCGGTCGCAATAGCTCGGTACGCGCTCCATAACCCGCACGGCGCTGAACCACATCTTGTGGCGTGGCCATTGAGGCGCAATCGACATAAGCCACAGCACGCAGCTTATTGGCCAAGGTTTCCAAAGCATGACCAACCGCATCATCCTCACTAAAGCCCGGTGCAATCAGAATACGCGGCTGATAACCGGTAACTGATTTACTCTCAGACCAGCATTCGATACCGGCCAAAATGTTAGCGCGTTGCTTAGTCGCTGAGTCATCAGCATCAACCCGAACAACCACCATCAAAGCATTGGTCTGATCGGTGATATCGGCAATTGCTGCTGACAACGTGCCGGTTAAGCCCAATTTTTTGATTTGCGAGCTGCCCACTACCGCAACAGGCGTATTAAGCGGGAATGGCTCTTCTTCGCCACCGGTCAGAGGTACGCTAAATGGCAATACCACGCCTGTTGCATCCGTTGTTGAGCTAACAATTTGTGACTCAGCCAGTGCGTTGACAACGTCTGCAACCTCAGTCGCGGTAGCCTTCACTACGCCTTGTTCATCGCAACCCAGCGTAATATTCAGCACACCGGCAGCAAATGTTGCGCTGGTCGCTACCTTGGCTGGATTTACAACATCTGAGGTCGCAGCAACGGCAGAAACACGGTACTGATTACCGAGTTTCCCAGGTTTTTTAGCGCTAAAGGTCAGTTGGTTTCCAAGCAATGGCGTACCCGCTGTCACGCTAGCAACCTTCCCCTTCGACGCATTAGGTGCGGTACCAACCACACCAATAATTGCTGTCGCAATGGTGGTTACCGCCACGGTTCCAGACGTAATTTCTATTGTTTCTACACCATGTAATTCAGCCATACATTCTCCGTACTCCGTACATAAAAAAACCCGCCGAAGCGGGTTACATAGGTTGGTTGGGTTTCCCCGTAATAGCGACACTGTTACTAGATGGCTGTAACGATTAAATTATCCTCTTAATTAGCCCAACATATCTTGATCAAAATAGATATTTCCATTTTGATATTTTATGAGACTTATTAATTAAGATTAATAACAGAACATCTAATAGACTTAAAAAGAGGAGTAAATTAATTCACTCCATTTTTTTCAAGCTTTCGGCTACCATGCCTGGATCTGAAATTGAATGGAATGATTTTAAGAATGGCATCCCCCAACTATCAGCATAATAATCAATATCAAAATCAATATTCTGTTCATAAACTAACTTGGTCGCATAATTCCAGACATTGCTTGCAAACCAGGCACAGTTATGAACTGGAGTATATACACCTTTACTGGCATCTTTTACGTCCATCCCCAACATTTTTGCAAAGTCGCTGCTCTGCTTATTTAGCTCAGGAATAATAGTCGACTCAAGCATCTTGGGTGTAATGTAGCCATTATTAATTTTCACACAAGCCTGATGGCAAAAGTCACGGGTTGCTCGATCATTGGTGCTGCTATATTGCGAATCTTTTACAAACCCGTAATTATTATGAAAAGCATAGGAGGTGTAGTCTCCTTCTTTATCACTATTGAAAAAAATAATCCACGTGTGCCCAAACTCACCAGAGCCGAATTTTTTCGCTAGCGCAGCCATAACCTCTTCGATTATTTTTTTACTTTGACTCATAGGGTATTTCTTCCCTATTTCATAAGCCATATTAACAATAGGTGCCATTTCCGTTCTTTGTGCCGTACGATTGGTACGAATGCACAATTGCGGATATCCAATTAATTTATCACCTACAGGTTGAGATCTTGAAGCACTAATCATAACACTAATCCTTGTCTATAATTTTATTCAGAAAATCTTTTATTTTTCACTGAGCGCAGTGAATATAAAAAATAAAAACCACACAATGCAAATCAAATTTATTTATTTCATTAAGCCTCCTTACACTTTCGAATGAAATTCTACTTCCACGGAAACTTTTATATTATTTAGTCAGATTAAAATTAATAGTATTACGGTGGGTGCAAATGTTGCTGTTGTCGAGCTAGGTTACATAGGTTGGTTGGGTTTCCCCGTTATACCTCCACTGTCGCCGGCGTGGTTATGACTATTAAAAATCTCTCTGACTCGATCGATAGTACTTTTGCTATCAGAAACGTCGCCCGTTACGGAGAGATTACCTTTAATTGTGGTATTCGCGTTGAGATTGGTTTTTCCTTGAACAGTCAGCGTATCGGTGATTTCGACAGGTCCACGCAGCGTTCCCTGACCAATAATCTCGTAGGTACCGTTATTGGCAATTTTGATCGTTAACGCATGGGAATTTCTGTTATATCGGACCTCAGTACCGTCACCATAAGTAGTAATATGTTCGCCATCATCACCAAGAGGAACAGGTAACTTTCCTGTATTCCAACCAGGTAAAACCCGGCCATTATTCAAGTCTCCCGCTTCTGACAACACGGTTACGGCATCACCGATCATATAAGGATTCGAGTCCGCACGATTCTGACCAGCGTAGGTCTGATACAAAGGCAGCCATCCGGTAACAATCTCGCCAAGAGCGACTCTACAAACGGGTTCTGGGCCGTTGTTAATGGCGTGAATAACACCGCGACGTACCATATTTGCCAGCCTACGCTGTAAGTCACCTAATACTTCCTCACTCATCAGCGACCTCTTTACGTTGATAGACCGATTGGTAATCGCTACGGTGTAGTCGGCCAATATCCGGTGCTTTTCCTAGTAAAATATCTTTCATTGGTACGGCGGTTGATTCATTAGGATCGGCACCTAACGCTGCAACTTGACTAAAGGATACGAGCCATACAACATAATCATCCTGAACGGACTCAGGCTCATAAGGCTCTGCCTGAGTAAAGACGGCACAGTCCAAAGCATCTAAACCAAATTGCTGCCCTTCAACCCAGTGGCTAAGCTCAGCAGCAGCCGTGCGGATAGCAACTTGAATATCTACCGTATCCTGCCGACTCATTGCGATAAATAAATTGCTGTCAAACTTGACCTGTAACTGACCATCAGCATTAGCAAAATAGGCCCAATTTGCCACCGAGAAATAGACAGTAGAAGGCTTCAGGTTAGTTGTATTGCCTGGGTAAATCTCTGCAGACTTCACCCAGGAAACGTCACGCAGCGCGGACAGCACCGCATTGTGGTAGTCAGCCATTAATACTGGTTTTGTCATAATGTCCTCCTTTATTACGCTGCGTGTTCACGCCGCGTTATCTCTTACACTGTTTCACTACATCGTTCACATAGCGCTGTAAGTAATCTACTTTGGCTTGATCACTAATGATTCCGGCCCGGATATCGAGAATATTTCGTCCAGTTTCTGCAGTGAGTTCGACTTCGGTTGCATCGCCCAAGCCGCTGGTTGAGGAATGGTCATTTCCACTTGAGTAGCAGTTTGCGAGCTTGGTGACGGCGATGCGCATGCGCTGAGCGCCAGTGGTAATATCAGATTTAAGGCTTTCATTTTTTGCCAAAGCATCTGTTAACTCCTTGGTATACTGGCTATCCAGGGTGGCAGCTGCTTGTTGTGAAGCCTTGGCTCTGGCATTAGCCGCATTAATCTCAGCTATTTTTTCTTGGTTAATCTTGGCAATCTGTGCACTGTGTTGTAGTTGAAGGTTTGCTACATCAGTATCCCAGCGCAATCCTTCAACCCACCATGTCAGACCACAAACCAAAATAGCGATGACAAAAAACTGTATTTTGATGTTTATTCCCCTCCCATCAGACACACTTCTCGCTCCACCTCTCTCCGATTCATTAGCCCTTTCCACTTAACACCCCCAGCGTAAACCCACTGCCTTAAACCATCGCAAGCCTGTTGATAGTTGCCAGCATTGAGATTTCGTAACAAAGATGAGTGTTCAAAAGCACTTATACCGACGTTATAACTGAAAGTGATCAACGCCGCTTTTTGGTACTCACTGGCAGGTACTTTTACAGAACGCTTTACCGAGAGGCTAAAAGGCTTGAGATCCTGATTTAGCAATATTTGACATTCAGATTCTGTATATCGTCTGCCGGGAACAATATCGCTTCCGGTATGTCCGTAGCACACGGTCAAAACACCCGCGACGTCTCGATAGGGTTCATAACGAACCCCTTCAAGGGTCGGTATCATTACTGTGGCAATAGCCAGCGCCCCTCCTCCGGCAACACTTATAATTTTCTTTCGTAACGCTGCGGACATAGTCATATTTAATCGCCTCGGATAATGGTTTTTCCTAACGATGCAGCAGCTTCAATGGCTTTGGTTTGTCGGCGTTGAAAATAGAGGTTGGTAAAATAAGTCGCAATACCGATTAAAATACCAATAATCAGTGCTACTTTGTCCCAGTCTAAATTCGAAAACCAATTGCCGAGTGCGATAAGAATTCCCGACATTGAATAAGCCCCCGCTGTGCTTACCTTTTCTGGCATGTTTTTCATTCCGATCACCGCCAACTAAGTTGGGTGTGCAATAGATATAAAGAATACCGCCGCGATGTTGTTACATTGCAGATAAATAATATATTCATAGTGCTCAATGTTTTCGCTGACGGGAAATTAAATCAATAAGATAAAAACCAACCGACTAATTTAATTTGTTAGCCAGCAGGCTCACCATTTTCATATAAAAACCAATTACTTCTTATAGTATTGAAGAACTCCGACTCTATTATTAACCATATAAAAAAACCCCAACCTTAAAAGGTTAGGGTCTGATTAAATAGATTTTGATTTCGTAACTTCGCCACTATGGGATAAATATATTCCTGTTTTATTCAAAATGCAAATGCTTTTTTTGATTTTTATTTAAACCTCCTTATGAGCATATGACTCCAAACTAACTCTACATGAGTATACAAAGCCCTATAAGGCAATATACCAAATGAAATAAGATTTAAAAAACACAAAAGCCTTGGGGTTATAAACCCCAAGGCTTTATATAACAACAATCGAGATTGTTATTACTCCACTGTGAAATTAAAATAAACCAGATTTATGCAGATTGCAAATGTATTTATAATTTTAATGAATTAAATTTAACGGGTTACTTTATCAAATATATCATTAGCATAATTTTCTTCCTGATCGCACTTACTGACGAGCATCTCAAAAAGAGGTTTCCAGTTACGGGACCACGAAGATTGCGTTAATTCAGGAAGCAATGCTTTAATCGCTGAATAACCGACCGACGATGGCGTTCGTTTGTATCCACGTCCTGCGCAGCGTTCACAAACTTTTAATATTGCAGTTCCGGCTTCTTTGGTTTTTTCCCGATCGAGCACTTTCCCCGCCCCACCGCAGCGACAGCGATTTGAAATAACTCCTTTCCCTTTGCAAGATTTACATTTCTCGCGTACTTGCTGTTGTTCAATAATTGGCGGGATCTTCTCTTCACCATCAATACTAAAGTAACCAGGGTATTTCACCACATCACGAGTAACGATTAGCGACCCTTTTCCGGCACAGCAAGAGCACGATGTCGTAGCCGCTGCTGAGTTACTATATTCCTCGTAGGCAAGCTTAGCTAATATCGTCATACAGGACGCGAAACGACGCCCAGCGACTTTACCAACGTGTTTGTATTTTGGGGCCTGCTGCATCGCAAAATGCGTCAACCGTTCCACCGTTTTATCAGCATCTTCTTTACTTATGCCGGTTTTACCTAGAAATGCACCGATTCCAAATGATGCTTTTGATTCTGTGTAGCCAAGTCCGGCCATCATATCCGCACTTGATAATCCATCCGATGATGTCGCTCGAGGTGAGTCACTGTAAATCTGGCTTTTTGGACTAAAATTTTTCAGCGCTTTTTCTAATTTCATTATTTCCCCGCTAGCCTGATTATTATCTGTGTGGTTAATTTATGTCGTTAATTTGTGCAACAACTCTGGATGACGCTAAGAAAAATAGCCTAAACTTAGTTGCTGAAAGCTAAGCAATCGGTGTCTTTGCCTGGCTTTAATGCTGTTTAGCCCCCCATTCACCTATACACATCAACCTTATGTAGAGTTGTTACTCATTGCTGTAAATATGTATGACACGCATATTATGCCTTAAGTACAATTTAATCAACATAAGTTGTACTAAAAACATTAAAAATGTATCATTCGCAAATTATCTATACAGGGGGATTTATGATGAGCGTCGGGCACAAGATAAGAGAACTTCGCAAAGCAAAAAAAATGACAATTGCAGAATTAGCTCAGGCTATTGGTGGAGATGTAGGTAATCTGTCCAGACTAGAGAGAGGACAACAGGGCTACAGCGATAATTCATTAAAAAAAATCGCAGAAGCCTTGAATGTTCCCGTGGCTGAGTTATTCTCTAGCGACAAGGAAGAAAGCACTGTTCATAAATACAGTGTTGATTCACTTTCTAGCCATGGAGACAAAAATGTGTACAGGGTTGATATCCTAGATGTATCTGCCAGTGCCGGCAACGGTGCTGCCTCACACGAGGTCGTAGAACTCGTCAGTTCAATTGAATACACGGCCGAACATGCAAAGGTTATTTTTGGTGGGAAACCCGCTAGCGTAGTGAAATTGATTAACGTTCGCGGTGACAGTATGGAAGGGACGATCGAGCCAGGAGATCTGATTTATGTAGATATTTCAGTTGGTAACTTTGACGGTGATGGTATCTACGTTTTTGATTTTAATGGTGATACTTACGTAAAACGTCTGCAAAAAATTAAAAATGAACTTCATGTTATTTCAGATAATAAAAACTATAAAGATTGGACAATTAATCTAGAAGAGCTGAGCATGCTCCACGTTTCTGGACGAGTCATGTTAAGTCAATCTCAGCATTTAAGACGTCATGGATGATAATCGCTAGACATAGCTCCCCCTTTCTCAATTTTATCCAGGGAAAACGTAAACCATTGTTGTATACGAGCAAACAACAATGGTTTTACCTAACACTTTCCCCAAAAACAAAAAAACCACCCGAAGGTGGCATAACGACATTACTACATTATTGCTTTTGATTATTCAGACAATTTTCCATGGTACCCGGGACGAGACTTGAACTCGTACAGCGCGAACGCCGAGGGATTTTAAAAAGTTTCCATATACCTTTCAATTCAATAAGTTATTCTAAAACAGTTAGTTATAATTATCTATTATTGAGTTTTATAGCGCATAACATGCCCATGCTGCCATTGAAATCTACTTAGTAATACCTTTCGCTAGCAGCAAAAAAACATTTTAAGGCAAGTTTTTATATACTCATTCCGGCACACGTTCAGCTAAGCAACTCTTTGCATCAAGATATGCTAGAAAATCTAATCCTTTCTTGCTAAGAGTGTACTTGCTAAGTAGCTCCAGTGAATTTTCTACTACATGAATATCAACAAGGCCATATATACTTAATAATGAAATTAATCCCTCAATTCCTTTCAATTCACGACCATCATTATCAAAACTCACTTTTCTCATTTTCTGGCCTTGAATTAAATTTGATTTGATTTTATCCAATAAAATTAGGGCGGTAATCGTTCTAAAACCCATTTCATTCGGATTCATATGTACTATTTTTGATGAAAAAACTCGTTCTATCGTTTCAAAATCGTCAATATTGACAGTAGTATTTGAATGTTTAATTTTAGTCTGAAGCTGCTCAAACTCCCTCTTTAATCTCCCATTCTCTTCATTCAACTTGCTGATTTCATTGATAAGACCGCTAACATCTGGAATACTACTACCTGGCACCCAACCGGATAAATCACGCCCTAAAGCAATCTCCGGTAAGTTTTCCATAATTGCCAAGCGAATTTCTGTCATGCTTTTAAAAAAAGACACCATATAAGAAGTTACAGTTTTTCTAAAAGCCTTCAGTAACTGAGGATTTTCCTGTTCGATAACCTCTATGCCCTTTTCTTTTACCTTATCTTTCAAATAATCCTCAGATATAACAATAGAGAATAAAGGCTTACCTGTTTCAAGCGCATAGTTATACTCCAACTCAGTATAACTTAGCCCACTTTCCTCTTCTATTGACCCATATCGGCCACCAAGGATCAGAACATAAATATCAGACTCATCAATCCAACGCTTAATGGTTTCCCATTGGCTTTTATCACCCGCGGTGAATAACTCCATTCCTGCTGGGATATGACCACTTTTTAATATCGCTGAAACCGCCGCCTGTCTTTCTTCTTGTAAATCGGTAAATGTTGAAGAAACAAACACTTGATATCTTTTCGACCTATCCACTATTCACCTATCCGTTCTGTTCAAGAATTTTATCAAATGGGTTCAACGTCAACGCCGCCTCAAGATGATCCGGCGCAAAGTGGGCGTAGCGCATGGTCATCATGATTGTGCTATGGCCGAGTATCTGTTGCAGTACTAAAATATTGCCACCGCCCATCATAAAATGGCTGGCGAAAGTATGTCTTAAAACGTGTGTTCGCTGGCCGGTTGGTAGCTCAATACTCGCCCTTTTCAACGCGTGTTTAAAAGCATCATATGACGAGGTAAAAAGCGATCCACGGTTTTTAGGTAGTAAATCGTGTAGCCGTTTTGATATCGGTACCGTCCTGTTTTTATTACTCTTGGTATTGATAAATGAAACTCGACCAGGTAATACCTGTGATTGTTTCATCGATTCGGCTTCTCCCCAGCGCGCCCCTGTTGCAAGGCATAAGCGAACGATGATACCCAGACTTTTATTTTCTGATTCATCACAGGCCGCCAACAAGCGTTTAATTTCTTCCGGGTAAAGAAAGGATAACTCTTGATCGCCTTCTTTAAACTGGCGGATACCATCAAGAGGGTTGTTACCTTCCCATTCGCCTAAACGCTTCAACTCTGAAAAAACAGCATGTAGATAAGATTGCTCACGGTTAACCGTTGCTTCTTTAACTGTCTTACGGCCTTTTGCCAACCACTCCCCGCCCAGCCTGCGCTCACGGTAAACCGCGAACATATTTTTATCGACTTCATGAGCAAGGGGATCGCCCAACCGTTCACAAATTGCATTCAGTTTTGTAAGCCGTGATTCACCAGACCCCAAGGTTTTGCCGTGCATGTCATACCAGCGTTGGGTCAGGTCTGCCAATTTCACCGCCCCGCCGCCAACCTCTATAACTTGCTTATTGGCAGTTAGCCGACGCTCATAAGAAAGCGCCTCGCCTTTGGTGGCAAATTGCTTACGGATACGCTTGCCATCACGCCCATAGGGGAAACACTGACAAAGCCATTTACCGGATGGTAGTTTGCTAACGGTCATATTTATTGCCTACAGGTTTTAAGTGCTCGCTCAATGAAAGGCGATAAGTTAATTTTTGTTCCGGGCAGTTCAGGATTGTCTTTCCACAAGCCAGAATCCTCAATAGGTACCGCCATTACTTTCCCGTTTTTGGCTAGCACTTTTGCAAGCCCGCTGATTGCATAAACTTCATCATCATCAAAGTTAAAAACAAAAGCACCGCCATAGAAACACTGCAACTGCACTTCATTGGCATTGAATGCCCAATCTTTCCCATATTCATCTTTTGTTATATTAATTGGAACAGCTAGTACATTTTTTATAGAAAAAATGCTGATGAAAAGCACCAAAAATAATTTGTTCATAAGTCCATCTTTAGTTAGGTTACCCGCTCAGGTTTGCTGAAAACTTTTAATTATAAATATCAGGAATCTCACCTGTTTCAATAAGCGAGATAAATTGAGGTTCATCTAAAACAATCGTCCCCTTCATTCTCGCTAATTCCATCTTTTTAGGCCCTGCGTTATATCCGTAACATAATATGTGAAGGTTCACCGTGACTTCACTTCGAACAATCATAGAGGCTAGTTTTGCTCGCTCTATCAATCGCTCTTTGTCAGCTTTTTTGAATCCCGTAAAACAAACCTCAAACTCACCATCGAAAATCGGTGCATCATATTTTCTTAGGGAATCGTGCCTTTTTTCTGGTAAAACGTATGGCGATGGATCAAATGTAGGCGCTATTAATTCAGCATATTTTTTAGCCTCATCGAGCCGATCAAATGATTTAATAAATCTATTTTTACGAAACGTTCGATAACCTGATGCTGATGGTGAAAAACCTTGCACGTAAAGGTCAGAATAGCTGGGGTTGTTTACTTGGTAGGCTGCAACCTTCTTATCAGAACTAATATAGACAAAGTAAATAATATCCATTTAGAAAAACCTTGCTGTAATGTGTAGTGATAACTTTTTATAGAATGATTATCTGCATATAAAATAAACAAGAAACACCACAACAAAACCACTGCCAAAAACAGCGCCAGTATATGCAGGGTAACGTCTTACTATTTGCCACCATGTCAAGCCAGACGGCACAATCTGTTGTTGGATGATTACATCTTGTCTTTGCTCATCCAGCCATAATAAAGCCCGCTGTAAATCAGTGAGTTGCAGCTCAATTAAACGGCTTGAGCCAAAGTTCTTACGGCAATATAAAAGAAGCGCCTGGTAATTGTCATTATTAGCACTAATCTTAAGTAATGAAGCGACTAGCTCTTTTTTATGAGATTTTTCGCGGCATAAATCTAATTGTGCCTGAAGATAGCTATAGGCAGGCTGATAATGGTTAACGGCCATTTCTTCAACGTTTTTTACACCAATTTCAGCATGTACACGTTGCCATATCGCATAACCTTCTTCCCCCGATGCTTCCGCTATATCAAGAACAAGTTGATGAAGCAGTTTGCGCTGGGCCGGTACCAATGGACGAGTATCTTTTTCAATTGCAGGAATTGTGATATTGACCAAATCACGACCAATAACATTTTCAGCTCTAATATTGTTCTCATTGAAATCACGTCCTGCGGCCCTGTTGCGATTACCATCAAGTTCAAGCCCCATAAACCCTCCTTGTTTTACTTCTTATGTTCGTGAAAATCACGTCCAGCTATCCGCTGACCACTGCCGCCAGCGACGTTGATAGTCGATCCAGACCCCGAAGGAGCACCAACAGTTAACGCGGCAAACACAGCTTGCTTAACAGCCAGAGGCGCTGAACGATAATGGCCGATCAATTCTTCTTCATCATTTGACAATGCAGTAATGGAATGGACGCCGCTTACTACATATAGAACATCAAGACCAAATTTAGAAAGCGAGTCTAAATAAGCAGCATCAGGGCAACTATCACCTTTCTCGTATTTGAGCTGCGTCTGTTTTCTAATGCCTGCAATTTCTCCCATTGCAGCCTGACTTAATCCTAATCGCTCACGTTCCTCACGAAGCCGCTCACCGATACGTATTTTCATTCTTTATTCTCTTGACTGGTACGTTTTTTCGTACCACAATACAAATCACGGATACTTAGCAGATCACAATATACCATTATGAAACAAGAACAACATGAACCACGTTCACGTTTACCACGTGGAATAGCAGCAAAAAACCCGGTTCCTATGCGTTTATCTGATGATGAGTGTGCGGAATTAAAGGAAATGGCATCGGCAGACAGCCGCTCTATTTCAAGCATGGCGCGTCTGGTTTACCTGCGCGGCGTTGAGGCAATCAAGGCTGATTGACGGAGGATGGTATGGGAAATGTCACCATCAATATAACCGTACCAACGGGTTATGTTTCGCTTAAATCGTATGCAGATATGACAGGTATTCCATTGGCTACCTGTCGTGGAATGGTTAGGGATGGCAGGATTATCATTCGTCCAAAGACCAACGCGAAAGACAAGGTAGAAGTCAATCTTGTCGCCATGCTGAAAGATGCCATTACAAACAGTTGAGGCATATAGATGCAATCTACTGAATATACCATAACTAAAATTAGCCGCCATGCAGCTCGCTATCGAGGCTTTGTTATTACCTACCGCCCCAGGACAGTATTAAATCCAATCGCTAGGTTTGAAATTAGACACGGCGATCAGTCGTTCGGGTTATTCGATGCGCAGGCATTAGCAACTAATTATATCGACAGGCTTTATTCACAACATGAGGTGGCAGCATGACAACACAATGCCCGTCACTGGCTTCGATGTTAATCAATAGCCAGCCCATTACACATTGTCAGCATAAGCATGGATGGATCGAAACCCCGGACGGCCGTCATTTTAAGCCGGATGCACGTAAGGTGAAATTTATTAAAGGTAGCCGTATTCCTGTAATGGAAAAGCGGCGTATTAAACAGAATTGGTTAAGTCGTCTGGTTAGTCAATTCGCCTGAACCATGCAAGACGGGGGATAAATTATGCGCAGAAATGAAATGCAAACAACCCTATCTACAGTAATACCCGAAATGCGCCAAGGCTTCTCAATTAAAGTGAATTTTTGCGAGATAAGTTTAGATCCGGGGCGTGAAAGCGTTAAGAATTTCATAGCGGAATTACAGAAAGAACTTATTCAAGAAATTAATTCTAATTGCGTAGTTCCGGGACATTCATATTAATTAATTCGCCGTTCGCTTAACACTCAAATAACCACAGGAATTATTGGCGCAAATTGCGCCGGGCTTCCTATTACCTAAAAACAGGAAACAACCATGCGAAATATTCAAATGTTGCCAATCAAGGTAGGCGCTGAGCCAGAACATCCAATCAATTCATGTGACGCACAATTGCTGGCTTTGCGCGCCGCCCGACTGGATGAGCGTAAAAATCTGGCGCAGGTATTTGCAGCGCGTCTTGAGGCATTGGCGGCTTACCTCATTCAGCATCAGGCATCATTTCGCGGCGCTGCTGAAACTCTACAGCAGGAAGCGGAGCGCATCCGCAACGAATCGTGGGAGATCCACTAATGAAACCAACCGCATTAAGACCAGGGCACCGGGTAATGATCAAACCAGTATCGGGGCAAAACATGCTGCACGGCTCATTTGTTAAACGCATTCCGCGAGTGCTTGGGAAGCCAGCATATAGCGTCATTCGTATTGATGACTTTGCCGGACTTGGTGGGCCAGGTGATTTGGGGGAAACCCATTACTCAGACTATGACGTTTCTCGCCGGGTTCAGCTTGAAGGAGAGTGCAACTAATGGCCGATCAAATCGATATGGCACAAGAGCGGCATCAATTGATACTCGACGCCCAAATATCCAACGCTCGCCCGCAGTCTTGCGGGCCTTCTGCTTTTCATTGTGAGTCTTGCGGCGAACCTATCCCAGAACAACGCCGCCGCTTAATTCATGGCGTGAGTACATGTGTTCATTGCCAAAGACTCATAGAGGCAAAATCAGTCCACATGAGGGCCAAATGATGAATGCGCGCTCCCCATTAAAATGGCTAGGCAGCAAAGCCAGCATCATTGACACATTACGCCAACACCTGCCAGCCGGTAAAAGACTAGTAGAGCCCTTTGTTGGTTCCGGTTCCGTTTTTTTGAACACAGATTATGAGCATTACCTGTTATTCGATATTAACGGCGATCTGATCAACTTCCATAATATGGTAAAAAAGCTGCCAGAGCCTCTCATTCGTGAAGCAAGGAATCTATTCAACGAGTATAAAACCGAGGCCGGATATTACACGGTGCGAGCTGATTTTAACTTACGCTGTGATAGTAATTTCCTTTACCGCGCCGCACAGTTCCTTTATCTAAACCGCCATGGGTTTAATGGTGTATGTCGCTATAACCTTAACGGTGAATTTAATGTTCCATTTGGCCACCGCCTGAAACCTTATTTCCCCGAAAACGAGATCCGGGCTTTCTCTGAAAAAGCCAAGAATGCAGATTTTATGTGCTGCTCCTTCGAAGAAGCACTGCGCTTCATCATGCCAGGTGATGTGATTTATTGTGATCCACCGTACATCCCCGCATCTGATACCGCTAATTTTACCAGCTACCACACCGCCGGATTTACCAGCCAGCAACAGCAAAAACTCTCTCGCATATTGCGTAAGGCTGCATCTCGCGGTTGCCATGTCGTTGCATCGAATAGTGAAACCTCAGCGGCGCTAGATCTCTATTCAGATTTCAGCATTACAACGATTACCACCCGCCGTTCTGTCAGCGCAAGTACCGCTGGCCGAGTAAAGGCTGGGGAAATTATCACAACGATGGCGGCTAAAAAATGAAAACCCATAATTTAAAAATCCTCCCAGAGCATTTTGACGCAGTTATAAATGGAAGCAAAAAGGCAGAGTTTCGTATCAATGACAGAGACTTTTCTGTTGGCGACACAATTTGCTTGTGCGAACACGGTTCTTCAGAAGATTGGTATGGGTTGGAAGGTTTTTCAGGTCGGTATATATGGATGGAAATTACCCACATTACCGACCTTTCACCATGGCTATCTGGATATGTAATGCTCAGCATTACCCAGATAAATAGCATGGGTAAATATAATGGGTAAATCTCTTATAGCCAAAGCCATTAGCCAGGTTTTTTCTCATACTGACCACTATCAAGCACTTGCATCTACCGCAATGTTTTCATCTGGCATGTGCTTTTATAGTGCGCGCCGACATGGGATAAGTTGGTTTGCTCTAAAATCGCCTAAATTTAATCTTTCTAACGGTGAAATATTTGCGTTCCTGCAAGACAATCCGCTAATTCGTTACGACCTCGCATCAGGCCCCGATCAATGCGTCCAATCTGTATTTGAACGCAACCAGAACACCGGCGTATTAAGTTTAATATCGAGTGTTTTTGTTAAGCGTGATTCTGATCTTTACCGCTCCATGATCGCTGATGAATGGCGTTCATAGATGAGTAAAGCCACCCGAGGCCGTATCGCCCCAACCCCACCGCCACCATATCTAAGTGGCGGTGTTGCTGTATCTGATCTTGCATTCGCTTGGAATCAGCCACACCCAGCTATTAACCCTCTTTTAGAAGAATCACAACCCCATCCACGACCGGCCGCGCAATCACTGGCCGGTATCATTGCGATGTATACCAGTGAGCGCCGCCACCTGGCAGAACATCAAGAGGCATTAACCGAAGCCGCTTGGAGTAAGTTTTTCAATACAGAAGAACGTGATCCAGAGTTGCGCGAATTCAATCAGGGCAAACGCTTAAGCCAGGTAAAACTGGCAAAAGAAATGCAGAGCCATAACCCGGCACTGGCCGCGCAAGCCGATCTCAATGCCCAGCCTAAATTCATACGCCAACCATTACAGCAACGGGTTGATTATCTACGTAGAGAGTGCGGCGACGATCGAGCCAATTCGTTTTTATGCGACATTATTAAAAGCGAATTGGCGCGCTTGGACGCAGTGCGCAACCGCCAACAAACGGTAGGCTTTCAGTGCATGGCGCGCTATGAAGGGATGGACGCTTTATTGAACCTGCCTGAATTGCTGCAAGACGACGTTAAAGGACTTGCCATCCGGGTTGCTGCTCATATGGATATGTTACTTATTGAGCTATATGAAAAAATCATCGTTGATGAGGAAAACATTCCGCTCAACGACATGCTGCAACTCTATCAGCAGATCGCCAACGAGGCGGCCAGGCTGTGTGTGCAGCCGCCGAAGTATCACGCCTTATTACACAAAGGTACCCGCCGCGCGGAAATCCCCTATCATTTGATACCTGGTGCGTTGCACCGGCTACGTTGTGCCGATTGGTGGTACCGCAATTTATGGCGCTTGCGCTGTGAGTGGCGTGAAGCCCAGCTCCGCGCCGTTTGTCTGGTCCACAAAAAAGCATCGGTCTATATCAGCCACGACGCCTTAGTACACAAGCGCGAACAGCGCCGCAAGGCTATGGAGTTTTTCAAGGCGCATGAGCTAGTTAATGACGAAGGCGTTACCCTCTCAATGGAAGATGTGATCGCTGCTAGCAACAGCAATCCAAAGCACCGCCGTAATGAGATGATGGCCTGTGCTAAAGGACTTGAGCAACTGGCAGAAATGCGCGGCGATTGTGCGGTTTTCTATACCATCACCTGCCCTTCCAAATACCACGCCACATTAGCAAGCGGCAAACCCAATCCGAAATGGAACCATACCACCCCGCGCGAAACCAGCAACTATCTTGTGAACCTATTTGCCGGTATCCGCAAAGCCATGCATAAACAAAGGTTGCGCTGGTAC